GGTGGATTCCTAGAAGAGGTTGTTGTTCTGGTTGGAAAGCGTTTAACCTTGATAATGGTAAAGGAACTTATAGAGAAACTCAGAATCACGGAGAAACTCATTCGGGGTTAAATAACCCTTGGTATAAAAATAAAAATATATAGGAGTAAGATACAATGGATATAAACACTTCGGTAATTATTGATTTGTGGGAAATGATAGCAGAAAACGTGCCTAACAGCCGTAAGGAAGAACTATCAACAAAGCTGGTATCAATTTTTGCAAAAGAAGGCGTTGAAAAGAGCGAGTTCAACACAATTCTTGGCGAAGATGATTATATTGATAGCGCAGTTGAGCATTATTTTGCTGATGAAGAAGATGACGACTATCCAGTATATGATTCAGACGATTACGACGAATAGGAATTAAATGTGGTATAATCGGGTAGTAGAAGATATGGCAGAGATACCGTCTGCCATAGATTTCTATAATAAAGAACTTGAGAAGGCCAAGAATGAACCACGTATAGTGGGTAACATTGAAAAGAATGCTCAAGAACTTGCTGGTATCATGAGCTACAGATTTACACAATTACAAGAACTCGAAGCAATTCTAAAATTCCTTAATATTAATTATGATAAACTACGTTCTGATCATTATCGCAAGTATAATGAACGCTATAATCGTGAATTAAGCGATCGTAGTATTGAAAAATATATCGACGGAGAAGATGATATTGTTAGCATGAGTACAGTTATCAATGAAGTAGCACTGGTTAGAAACAAGTATCTTGCACTTATAAAAGGACTAGACATCAAGCAATTTCAGATATCCAATATAGTAAAATTGAGGATCGTCGGAATGGAAGATGCACATCTCGATACTCGTGGGTAATCATGCAGGTACTTTGTAGCAAGCAATATTTAAACACCATAGCTACTCGTCAGCAAACCATGAAAGACCAGGGTTGGCCTTATTATGCTCTTTTACAACAAGTTGAAGAGCATTATGCTATTACAGATTGGTGTTATAAGTTTTTAAAACCAAATGAAACTGTTACATGGCACGGTATGCAATTTTGGTTTAAAAATGAACAAGATTTGATGTTGTTTACATTAACATGGCTATAAAATCCCGTTGACATAACTCAAAAACCTGCTATACTCATTTCACGTTATAAAAAGGTGCAGCATGTCTTTTACAGGTTATGATTCTCGTAGCGAAGTTTCTAATTTGGTAGGTAAGACCTTTACCAAAATTGAACGGTTTGAAGACGAGCTGATATTTTGGGCAGAAAACAAGTCCGACAGCTATGCACTGTTTCACGAGCAGGATTGCTGTGAAACAGTATATTTGGAAGATGTAATTGGAGATCTGGCTGATTTGGAAAATTCCCCAATACTGTTGGCAGAAGAAGCTAGTTCAACTGATCTGCCTCCTATCAGCGAAGATGACGAGTCGTACACTTGGACCTTTTACAAGTTCTCAACCATAAAGGGATCAGTGACCTTGCGTTGGTACGGGGTATCTAATGGTTATTATTCAGAACGTGTAACCTGCGGACGGTGGAAGGATTCTTCGGGGGAATAAAATGAAAACTGGCCTGCAAGATCTTGTAGACACACTCGAGGTCATATCTGATGAGTATGAAAATACCTTAAGAGAAGATGAACCCCCTACCTTTGAAGGTTTTTCCAAATATCTGATTGAACAATGTGGAATAACCGACAAATTACAAATTGTAGACAAAGAAAAATGGACAAGGTTTGTGCTATCTAGAGCTTGACAAACCTTTAAAATCTGTTAATGTAACCCTATTAACTATGGAGAACCAAATGCAGTCATATGTAAAAGTTGTCTCAGCTCGGTCCCGTCAGGGAGTAGACATCCAGGATACAGTATTCAAAATGCTAGACCATCCACACAAGGACAAAGACGGTCTATACATTGTTGTAGACGGAACACCACACAGTAATCTTCGCAATGGACGAGTCCGACTTTATATTGATTCACCAGGCGACTACCATCCAATTGATGCCGCAGCAGCAGAAAAGATTCTACGTCCGATTACAGATGCAACCAACGATACTCGCGACGATGGTGAGATTGCAGCAGAACTCAGAGAGACTTTTAATATCCTCGAGGAAATGACCAAAGCAGTTGCTTCCAATATTGTTAAAGGTTTGGTAGTAAGTGGTCCAGCAGGTGTTGGCAAGAGTCATACAGTAGAGTCAACCTTGGTTAAGACTCTGGGATTGATGGCTGCATTTAAAAACGGAATGCCGCAATTCGAGTTTATCACCGGTGGTATTAGTGCTCCTATTCTATATACCAAGCTTTGGAGTTATAGAGAAGAAGGACAGGTACTGGTGTTTGATGACTGCGACAGTGCGTTATATGATGAAGAAAGCCTTAACATCCTCAAAGCGGCACTTGATTCTAAAAAGGTGCGTAAAATTTGTTGGAACAAAGATAGCCGTATTTTAGAGAATAGAGATATTCCAAACTCATTTGAGTATAAAGGCGGAATTATCTTTATTACTAATTTAGATTTCAACAATCTAAGAAGTCCGAGAATTTCAAACCACTTAGAAGCTATTGTGAGTCGTTGTCACTACATGCAGTTAGGAATGAATACCATTCGTGAAAAGTTAATCCATATTAAAGATGTTATCGAACGCAATGACATGTTTCACGGATATGGATTTGAGGAAAGTGAAAAGAACGAGGTTGTTAAGTATGTTGAACTTAACGCAGCAAAAATGCGTGAAATGAGTCTTCGCACGGTTCTTAAAGTAGCCGACTTGCGTAAAGCCATGCCAGAACGTTGGGAAAAGTTTGCTAATAAGAATGTGTTGAAATCTGTAGCCTAAGAGCGTAAACTGTAGTATGATAAAATCATGCAACATAATTATTGAAGACGAGTGCAACATAAAATTAGAAAATCTAGATCTATCTACACGAAAAGCGTGTGCCAATTCAGTCAAGTACTTCTTGCCTCATGCACGTTATAGCCCGGCATTCAAATTAGGCAGATGGGATGGAACTCAGAGTTTTTGTACACTTGGAGGCAGGACTTACTTAAATCTCTTGGACAAGATCCTGCCTATCCTAGAAGATAACAACTTTGAATTTGAAATTGAAGATCGTAGACAACGATATGAGTTTAACCTTGATCAGATCGACGATCAATACCTAGCTGATATCACATGGCCAGAAGGTCATCGTATGGCAGGAGAACCTATTATTATACGCGACTATCAAGTAGCTGCTATAAATGAATGCGTTAATAATTTACAAGGGATAACGATTGCTCCTACTAGTGCAGGAAAGACAATCGTAACTTCTTGCCTGAGCAAACTTGCTGAAAAATATGGAAGAACTATTGTTATTGTTCCCAATAAGAATCTAGTACAACAAACAGAAGAAGACTACCGTAATATCGGATTAGACGTTGGTGTATTGTACGGTGATCGTAAAGAGTATAATCGCACTCATACCATATGCACCTGGCAGAGTTTGAATGTATTAGATAAGAAAAACAAAGATGCACTTGATGATGATCAGCTAAAAGTATTTCTTGACAACCTTGTTGCTGTTATATGTGATGAAGTGCATATGGTTAAGAATACAGGTGTACTACATACGCTATTAACAACTACATTTGCTAATGTGCCAATTCGCTGGGGATTAACTGGTACTATTCCAGAAGAAGAATACAACCAAGTTAGTTTGTACAGTGCCATTGGACCTATAATTGGTAAACTTACTGCTAAAGAATTACAAGACGCAGGACATTTAGCACAGTGCCATGTTAATATTCTTCAAACTCAAGAAACATTGGTATATAATAACTATCAAGAAGAACTAAAGTACCTTGTTACCAATAAAGAACGACTCGAGTGGCTAGCTACTAAGGTCAAGGAAATCGCTAAAACAGGTAATACTCTAGTCCTGATTGATAGAATTGAAACTGGACAAATTTTAAACGAATTATTACCAGATGCTATATTCATTAGCGGTAAAATGAAAGCTACTGAGCGTAGAGAACATTATAAAGAAATTAACTTTGATAATAATGCGATTATGATTGCAACTTATGGAACCACTTCAACAGGCATAAATATTAGTAGACTCTTTAATTTAGTTTTATTAGAACCGGGTAAGAGCTTTGTTAGAGTAATTCAAAGTATTGGTCGTGGTTTACGTAAAGCAGATGACAAAGAAGCAGTAGATATTTACGATGTGAGTAGCAAATGCAAATTCAGCAACAGACACCAATTGAAACGACGGAAATTTTACACAGAAGTGCAATATCCGTTCACAATGAAAAAAATAACATACTGAAGCATATTGACGATCTTTTTGAAAAATACAAAAACAATGTTAAAGTAGCTAATTTGGTAATAAAACAATTAAAAGAATCAAATTATTGGGAAGAAATAACCTCAAAAATTGATTGTAATAAATTAGTTACAAGTAAAGATATCGAAAAACTTTATGTATATGTCAATGGGTATAAACCCGAATGTCCCTTTAATAAACATATAAAATTTATAGGATATGCTGTAGGATATAGACGATGCGGTCCTGCTAGCAGGTGCAAATGTACAGAACAATCTGTATCCGATAATGTTTCGCGATCTAAACTTTCCTATTCTAATGATACAAAAAGTTCTATAAATGAAAAAAGAAAACAAACAAACATCGAACGATATGGTATTGATAATCCATTTAAAGACCAAGATAAGGTAAAAGAGTCGTATATAGCAAAATTGGGAGTCGATCATCCTATGCATCTCGATTCAACCAAGGATAAAATCAAATCAACAAACATAGAAAGATATGGTGTCGATCATCCTATGCATCTCGATTCAACCAAGGATAAAATCAAATCAACAAACATAGAAAGATATGGTGTCGATCATCCTATGCATCTTGATTCGATCAAGGATAAAATCAAATCAACAAACATAGAAAGATATGGCGTCGATCATCCTATGCATCTTGATTCGATCAAGGATAAAATCAAATCAACAAGTTTAGAGAAATACGGTGTCGACAATCCGAGCAAAAGTGAAATAATCAAACAACAAATAAGAACAGCACAGCTTGATACCTATTATAGTAAATTATGTTCTAGATTAGAAATTCATAAAATAAGGCCCAACGACCAAGAGCCATTTAATTTTACTTCAAACCATTTTAAATGGATATGCGATACGTGTAATAGTCACTTTGATGGTACTGCAATAAACGGCAGAATTCCTAGATGTCCTACATGCTATCCAGCACATATTAGTTCTGGTCAACAAGAAATAGTAGATTACATCAAAGGTATAGTAGGAGTTGATCCTTTATTAATAAATGACAGAACTGTACTAGCAAATAAAAACGATAAAAGAAAAAATAAAGAATTAGATATCGTAATAAAGGACAAAAATCTAGCAATAGAGTATTGCGGATTAAGATATCACACAGAAGGATTTGGCAATAAAAATAAATTTTATCATTATAATAAATGGTACGAATGTAACAATAAAAATATTCAATTAATAACAATTTTCTCAGATGATTGGTACGATAATAAGTTGCTGATAAAAAGTATGATAAACGTTAGATTGGGAAAATCTGCAAAAATCCCTGCAAGAAAAACTATTGTTAGTGTCATAGACAATTATCAAGCAGAGGAATTTTTTGAAAATAATCATATCAGCGGTTATATAAAAAGTTCTTATAATATTGGGTTATTTTATGAAAATAAACTGGTAATGTGCATGAGTTTTTCTAAATCTAGATATAATAAATCATTTGAATTTGAAATAACTAGAATGGCTGCTATACGTAATACCGTTGTAGTAGGTGGTGCATCAAAACTATTCTCTTATTTTGTTAAAAATAAAAATCCCAATTCTGTAATAAGTTATTGTGATCTTAGTTACGGTACAGGAAAAAGTTATTTAAAAATGGGATTTGCTTCTTTTGGAAAACCAACAATAGGATATCAATATGTTGAATTAAATAAACCCAATTGCAGATATGATAGATTGCAATTTCAAAAACATAAACTGGGAGAAACAAACGGTTTAACTGAAAAACAATTCATGTTGTCAAACGGTTTTGATGTTATATGGGATTGCGGGCATCAAAAATATATCTGGAAAAAGTCATGAAAAATAATTTAAAACTTACTGTGTTTTTAGGTTCAGTACCCTTTTACCATTGATAAAATTACATATTAACAAAATAAATGAGCAAACTGGTGAAAATTTAGGTTAAATACTTCCGCATACCTAAAACAGTTTTAAAGGCTCAATTTGAGAATCTTAACAAATGAAAATAAAGCATTTAATCTGAACGAATTACCTGATGTAGTAGATGACATCAGATACTGTGTTCTTGATTATAGCGATCAAAATAATGTAGATTACTACTTCATGCCTCTGATATTCTTAGAGAGCTTTAATAGTCCATGTGTTGATATCAAAATAGGCAAGTATAATATACAAATGCCATTAGATTGGAGTGTTATTATAGGCGACATAAACTTAGGCGAGATTGAGATAATGCCGTTGATTTATCTAAATGATAAGGATTTTGATGTGTTCACACTTAATCCAATCAATGGTTATATGCCACGATTTATGAAATTTGAAATTATTAATATTTGGCCAGATGTGCGTTGGTATTTCCCAAAATTAAAAAATGGACATATATTATCAGTACCACTAGATGACAGTGAAAGTCCACTCTGTGCATTTTTCTTAAAAGATATAGGAAAAATCCCCGAAAGTCTCGATATAAGAAAGCTGTTTTAGAAAAGCAAAACCCTTAGATTGCTCGGGCTCTCTAAGGGTTTTACTCGAGTCTGCTTGTTTGTCTTAAAACAAGCTAAGTGTTATGAACTTGCTAGATATGCTTCATTACCGTATTGTATAGTATATGTACCGTCATTAAAATACCATTTATAATTGATTCCGTCAAAAGTTCTTACAGTGTTATCATAAATGACTTCTGCATACTTTGAGCCTTCTGCAAAAGTTGTAACAACAACACTAGCTTGACCGATGGCTAAATTACCGCCGTCGATGTTAGCCAGTATAACTTCACCTTCGTGTGCACCGTCGTTACTGGTTACATAGTAACGACCTGTGCCAGTTTGGCGGTCTATATAACTTGCACGGGACTGAGTATCGCCTGGTACCCAAGCATAGCAAGCTATTTGACTACCGTTTATTGATACATTACCTATATAATCGTTTTTAATTGGACGTCCCATATTCTATTCTACCTTATGAACCATTTCTTATTGATACTGCTACACCTGCTATAGCTGCATCGAAACTCCAAAGAACAATTTCGTCCTCAGCAAATTCGAAAGAACCTGAACCTACTTGACCAACCACAGCTTTGTGTGACATGATCTTTTTGACCCAGTAGCTATTACCAGTACTATCTGTAGCTTGTATATATAAACCACTTGAACTAGTAGGAGGTGCTAATCCCAGTATGTATGGATAATCTTGTGTACCAAATACATAGAAACTGTTATTGCTTTCTTGTTTAACAATGTCAATTACAAGACTGGTAGCTAAATCAATACCAACAATAGCGTTGTTATATAAATTTGTCAATGCGTAAGTACCAGTTGCAACAGTTTCGCCACCACCTGGAGCAGTAAATGTCATAGACTCTGATCCAAGGTATCCGTCGCCTGCTGTAGTAATCACTGCATGATCTGCTTGATAACTAACAGTTAATGTTGCACCTGAACCACCTGTAGGAGCAACTGTAGTTGTTAATGCACCAAAATTAATTGTTCCAGAAAAACTTCCGCTGGCAACAACTGTAACAGCTTCTACACCGTATGTAAATGTTACAGAACCACCAGTACCGTTATTATCACCTACTCCGGAACCATTATAGTCGCCTGTAGCACGAGTGTTATAACCAGTCGGTGTCATACTACCAGCAGTCGGACCTCCTATAATGGTTTGTGCAGTTGTTGGGGCGTGAGTACCATCCGTACCGTCCCATACGCCATATATGCTTGCACCAGCATTATAACCAGTTAAATGATGTCCGCCGTCTGCTGTTACACCTTTAAGAATAGTAGGACTTGTCCAATGTGAATTAATGAACTGATCCCATACGATCCATTCTGTACCATCCCATGTTGTGCTACTACCAGCAGTGTTTAATGATGCTGATAAAACACGTAGTTTTGTAACACGATATGTTGTTCCGTTGGTATCTGTTAGTATGTCACCAATTTGGTAACCTGAACCTTTTGCTGATAGTGTAGCACTTTTTGCTGTCGAATAAAGTACCCCAACAGCCTGTTGACCTAGCGGGAATGATGGAGTTGCAAATGATACTGTAGGAAGTCTATTGATATATGTTCCACCTGCAGTAATAGTAATGCTTGCTATGCCTTCACCGCCAATTTCTGCACCAGCTGGTGGAACTGAATTTGTTAAACCAAAATATTTTTTATTAAGTGGGCGTCCCATTCTTGGATCTCCTTGATATGCTTTGTAAGGTATTTATCACTCTTGTGGTTTTATTGTAAAGATGTAACAATAGTGAGTATACTTCTACAGGTGGATAGCGTATGGCTAGTGAAAAAAAGAAATATAAACTTGAATTAAGTACAGTATTAGCTGAACTTGATCGAGGTAATAAATCATTTTATACTAATTTAACACTGGATGAGAAGAAAGCATATGCACCGTTGGTACTGATGAGGTACATGAGTAGTCTCGGTGACCAAAGTAGAAATAAAGAATACGCTATCATTGCAACAAATGATTTGGTTAATATTGGATTTTGGCAGTTAAGTAAATATCCAGATCTACAGCATCTACTGCTATGTGCAGCAAGTTTAGGTAGCAAACAGTATCATCAATGGATACCTAATAAAGGAAAGAAATCTGTTTCAGCAGCTCTTGATGAATTTTTCAGAGAATTATATCCAAGTTCAAATGATATAGAATTAGCTATTCTTAAAGAAAATCACACTAGTGAAAGCTTTAAACAGCTAACTATAGATGCTGGTAAAAGTGAACGAGAAACAAAAGAATTAATGGATCATTGGAAGAAATACGCAAAGAATGGCTAATAAACATGCATGTGAGTTTTGCAGCAGACAGTTTCATGATGAGCGTAATCTCATTAACCATACTTGTGAAAAGAAACGTAGATGGTTCAGAAAAGACGATCCATCCAGCAGATTTGGATTTTTAGCATGGTCTAGATTCTACGAACTAACACAATCTAGCGGTACCAAAAAGAAAAACAACTATAAAGAATTTATTAACAGTAGATATTATATAGCTTTTATTAAATTTGGTAGACATATCATCGATATCAATGCAATTGAACCAGCAAAGTTTATAGATTTTGTAATCAAAAATAATTTGCCAATTGACAAATGGACGTATGATTTTGTGTATGAGCAATACATTAGAGAGATAACCAAGAAGGAGACTCCCGAGCAAGCACTAGAACGTATGATATTGCTCATGCAACAATGGAGTATGCAAACAGGCGAACCTTGGCAGGACTTTTTCAGAAAAATCAACACAAATTTAGCAGTACAATGGACACAAAGTGGTCGAATAAGTCCGTGGTTGTTGTACAATGTGGACAGTGCATTGGATTTGATAGACAGATGTAGTATGGAGCAACAGGATATGATCAAAAAGTTTGCACCAGTGCCACAGTGGAAGATTAAGTTTATGAAAAATAGAGAGTCTATTGATTGGATCAAGAAGACCATGAAAGAAGCAGGAGTTTAATATGATAGACGATGATGCTATTAGTCAATATGATACAGATGATTATGAAAAACCATTACAAACAATCTCAACTCCTTTTTCTGTTAAAAAAGGTTCGTTTGTTGCGGAGATAAGATTAGGCGACCAAACATTTAACGTAATAAGTCCAGAATACATAGAATTTATAAATCGAAAAATTAATGAACTAGAATTAAAATGTAATTCACTGGAAAATGAAATTAGAACTTTGAAACAAGAATCTAGAAGAAGTGATAGTAAAATTAATAACGCAATAAATCAGATTAACTCGAGGTTTGGGTTTAATGGATAGAGGGGACGTTGATATAGACGTAGCAAACAGAGAGTTAGCTCTATCAAGTCTTACTCATGTTCCTGCTAGTATTATCCGTGATGGTAAGATAACCAAACATAACACCGGAGTATATTTTCATGCAGTACCAATAGACCCTGTAACAGAGCTATGCAGTATTGGATACGATCGTGCAGAAGATATGGGTTGCTTTAAGATAGATGTACTCAATGTCGGTGTTTATACCATGGTTAGAGATGAATCACATTTATTAGATTTAATGAGTCGAACAATTGATTGGACTGTGTTTGAAAAGCCCGACTTTGTTGGTAAATTATTCCATATCAACAATTACGGAGAACTAGTAGCCAAACTTAAACCAAAATCTATCAAAGACTTGGCTATGATATTAGCATTAATTCGTCCGGGTAAACGGCATTTACAGTCTAAATGTATTCAACAGGGATTTGATAGTATTTCTGACGAAATTTGGAAACACGACGAAAACGGCTATGTTTTTAAACATGCACACGGTATATCCTATGCGGTATTGGTATATGTACATGCTAATTTGCTCATAGAACAAAATCCATTGACTGAACAGTAATTACTGCTATAATAACAGTATTAGGAGGCGTTAATATGGCTAAACGTAAACTT